ACGTGCCACCCGACTTAGGCAATGCAGCATTAACTAAATCGTAAGCTGCTTTTACAGCCGTACTTGATGCAATGGTGGTGGAACTAGTGGTACTGGTGCTATCGCTTAATTTGCTTTGCAGACCAGCGGAGGTAACAGCACGTGCTGTATCAGAACCGGCTTGTGTTTCAGCGTTAGTTGCTAATTCCAGTAAGCCTTGAACTGTAGTACTACCAATCGGGGTAGCATTTACAAATGCCGTGCCATCGTAAATCTTTACTCCTATTGGAGTCGAACTGGTATCAAGCCAAACCTCGCCGATGCTATTGCCTGCACTACCTGCTGGTGATGCGTTTGGTGCAGTAGCGCCCACATGCACTGGGCCGATTTTCACAATCGTTGCGCCAGTACTATCTTTAAAAAATAAACCTGGGCTTGCAATATTTGTTGCAAGGGCGATCTGCCCTTCTGCTATAGCTGTAGTCGGACGCTTGCTTGCTGTGCCGCTACGGATGTGCTTATGCGTGGATGCCATTCCCTTAACTCCTTTAGGACGGGATTACTTTTATATTCTAATACTCGCCTTCATCGAAAACAACGTCATAGGTTTCAAATACTGTCGTCATACTGCGCCACCCATCATAGAAATTTGCACCAGCAATTTTGACTAATACATCACCGGGTCTGCCGCCTTTAGGGATTTTCTCACCGTTGTAATTAAACGGTTCTAGATATTCCGACATTAGTACGTGCCATCATCTACCGTACCGATTGACATAGCACCTGTACTGTTATCAACTAGCACTTCAGTAGATTCAAGCACCACGCCAATTTGAACTGTAGTTGCAATTTGAGCGCGGCCCCACAATAGTGTTAATGCACCACGTACATCAGCCACCCCGGTCATATCTGGTGCAAAATATGTACCGTCGCATAACACTTGATAATCGCTAAATGTACCAGCAGCACCCGATACAACACCCACTTTAGTCCAAGTAGCGCCAGTACCTTGGCTTAAACACCAGTCACCAATTGCTAATGCAACAGCAGGAGCTGGCGTGGTTCCGGTGCCTGCTGTAGTAACAACTAAATAAACGCCATTGTTTTGTGGATTTGGTGCTGATAATGCTTGACCTATAGTCAAACCGGCTTCAGTGCCGTACTGGTTCAGTGATACTACTAAATTAGTTGTGGCGTTATACGTGCCACCAAAGCGCAAGTTTAGTTGTGTTGGTGAGCCATAACCAACAAGCAGCCAATAACCATTCGGCGCTGGTGATACTGTACCAATCCAAATGTAAGCTGCACGATCTGATGGGTTAACCCACCACTGCCCCGCAAATTCAGGTGTTGGGGCTGATTCTGAAACTTGCGAAATGCCATAATCTGCTAGTTGTGTTGCGCCAACACTATTCGCAGCAAGAAATGCTCCAGTAAATGTGCCAGTAGTAATCTTGCTTGCATCAAAATTTGGTATATCACCAGCATTTAATGTTGTGCCAGTGCTTACATGCCCTTGCGCATCAATAGTAACTTTGGTAAATGTTCCAGCCGTTGCTGAGTTAGTGTGATTTAATACACCTGCACCAGTTACCGTTAAACCTGTGCCTGGTTCTATAGCGCCATTCACGCCAGCAGCAGCTAGCGGTAAATCACTAGCAACTAATGCTCTAAATGTAGGAGCAGCAGCACTACCTGTAGCAGGGCCAGCAAATACTTGTGCTGCGGTTTGAGTGTCAAGACCAGTGGTAACTGTTGCTAAACCAGCAGCATTAACAGAAGCAGAAAATGTTAATGGCGTGGAATCACTGAATGTAAAACTTTGTACACCTGCTTGCTGTAGCCATGCTGAACCATCCCATACATAAGCTAACTTTGTGTTTGTATTTAACCATTGCTGGCCTGTAAAATCACCTGATCCTGTTGGTGCGTTACCGCTTACTACAGTACTAGAACTAGCTGCTAATTTTACTCCTGTAACGGCTGCCGCATTAATCTTTGCAGTAGTAACATTACTGTCAGCAATTTTTACTGTTGTTACAGCGTTAGTTGCAATAGATGCAGCAAATGATCCGGTGCCTGTACCTGTTACATCACCAGTTAACGTAATGGTTTGATCGCCAGTATTAGTGCCACTGCTAGTGCCGCTAAAAGTGCCGCTTTGCGTGGCTAGCGTACCAAGCGCCAACGTAGTGCGAGCTGTTGCAGCGTCTGCATCATCAATTAAACTGCGACCATAAGTAGTTAAACTTGCTGTTGTATAAGTATCAGCAGCAGTTGTGTAAATTAATTGATTTGCACTAGTTGTTAGGCCAGCAATACTTTGTAAACCCGCGTCATAAGCTTGAACGTCAGTGCCAATGACAATGCCTAAATTAGTACGTGCAGTGCTGGCATTTGATGCCCCAGTACCACCATCGGCAACAGTTATATCTGTGATACCTGTTACTGAACCTGCCGTAATAGTGGCATTGGTTAATGTTGCAGTTATTGCTGCTATAGAAGTTAAACCGCTTAATGTACCACCTGTTACTGCAATGGCTCCAGTATTTTGAGTAGCTATTGTGCCAAGCCCTAGCGTGGTGCGTTGCGTTGCAGCATCTGCATCATCAAGTAGAGCGCGGCCAGCAGCAGTAAGTGTAATTTCTTCTATGTCGCCAGCGCCTGCGGTAGCACGACCCAACAGCTTATCTGTAGCCGTTACATTTTGGATTTTTGCATAAGTAACTGCATCGTCTATGATCTTTACAGTTGTTACCGCATCAGCAGCTAATTTAGTTGCGGTTATAGCGTCAGCAGTAATTTTTGCAGTAGTAACAGCATTATCATCTAATTTAGCTGTTGTTACTGCTAGGTCTACAATTTTAGCTGTGCTTACTGAGTCTGTTCCTAATTTAGCAGCAGTAACACTAGCATCAGTTATTTTCGCCCCAGGGACACTGCCATCAGTTAAATTTAATTTTGCATAGGTAATTTGTGTATCGCCAATCTTAGTTACAGTAACAGCGCCAGTGCCTATCTTTGCTTCTGTTACAGCACTAGCGGCAATAGATGCAGTATCAACAGCATCATTGGCTAATTCAAGCGCACCTACTGCATTTGTTGCAATTTTAGCTGCTGTAACTGCATCATCAGCAATTTTTGTTTCTGTTATTGCGCCATCAGCTATCTTTGCTCCTGTTACTGCAAGTGCATTAATTTTTGCAGTTGTTACTGAGTCTGTTCCTAATTTCGCAGCAGTAACACTTGTATCAACAAGTTTTGCCCCAGGTACTGATCCGTCAGCAAGATTTAATTTTGCATAGGTAATTTGTGTATCAGCTATTTTTGCAACTGTTACGGCGCCAGCTCCGATCTTTGTTTCTGTTACCGCAGCCGTACCTAACTTGGTTTCAGTAACAGCACTAGCGCCTATCTTTGCTTCTGTAACTGCTAATGCAATAATAGAAGCCGTAGCTACTGCATTATCAGCCAACTTAGCCGCTGTTACCGCATCATCACCTAGTTTTGCAACTGTTACCGCACCAGTCGCTATTTTTGCTTCGGTTACGGCTAAAGCTTGAATTTTAGCAGTTATTACAGCATCAGTTGCAATTGCAGCAGCCGCTAAACCAGAAGCGTCTACCTTGGCTGTAGTAACAGCATTTGCAGCTAGTTTGCCAGTTGTTACCGCAAGATCTTCAATGCCTGCGGTTGGTGCAATAACTTGTTGGTAAACGCTGCCATCATAAACTTTTAAGTATTTAGTAGTGCTGCTAACATGGCCGCGACCTTCAAAATTATCAACCGTAGGTTCTGTCGGCCCATAATTGACGCTTGAATCATTGGCTAATTTTGCCGCTGTTATAGCATCATTAGCAATAGCAGCAGTGGCAAGTTGAGTTGCACTAGACTGATTTAATTTTATTAGGTCAATACTGCTACTATCAGCCAGCGCTGCGCCAGCTTCAAAAAGGTCTTTAGCTGTTACCTTTTTGGTTTCACTAGCGCTTATATCGACAATAGGCAGCACATCAATTGCTGCTACTGCATTTTTAGCAAGCGCGGTAAGTTGCGTTATCCGTTGATCTGCCACGCTATAAAACTCCGAGGTAAGACAAGGCTAGCCGTATTCTAATCGGTAACCTCCGTCATGAGGAAGTCTAGGTTTTGTTGCAAACGCAAGCGGTCAGTGTCTTCCTTGAGCACATAGCCGCTAGGTTCACCAATCAATAATTGGATTTCACCAGTTGTTACAAAATCAATTACACACGTTATTGCTTGATCTGGCCGTACTTCCACACCTGTTCGTGTTATCGCAGCCTCAAATTCATAATAAATATCTTTGGTTTCAGGGTAAACATCACTTTGCGTTAGCTGCAATAAACATTTAAATTCACTGCCAATATCGGTGCGATTAATTAACTGAAGCATTAGCAAAGAATTTTCAGTTTGCCCGCTATTTTTAGTATTAAATAAACAATCAATAGAACCAGAACCACTAATTAATCCAGCGGTGTACATCCGTTTAAAACGATCTGATATTGTGGTAGCTTCAATTGCTTCACGGTCAGTATTAATCGTAAATCCTGTCACATCACCAAGTACACGCTCTACTGAACCATAGATTTGAATTGATATTGGCAATACAGCACCCGCAAATGCTTCTAATGGGTATTCGCTGGCCCTGGTATTATTAATTGAAGCGCTAAATGTTTCAAATAAACGTATGCCGCCAATAGCATTGACATTACAATAAGCAACTACCATGTTAAGAGTCGCACCACCACCATCAGGCCACGTTGAAGTAGGCAGGAAATCAAGCCCGCGAGCATCGGTTGTAGTAATTACCAATTGATCGCCAGTTAAAATATTTTCTACTGAACCATCAAACCCAAAGCGGTTTAAAACGGTATTAACATCTGCTGGCGCTACGGAACTAGTAAATGTACTAGGTGATTTACGGCGTAATTTAATCCTGCCGTAATGGCCTAAAAATACGGTCATGCCTCAGGAATTTCAAGGAACTGCCCATCAACTGTAAAGTTGATCGAAATACTAGTTAATTCACCAGTTGATACTTGCAATGATGCAGACGTGATAAAAGCCATAAATGAAATATCGTCTTTAATGTCAGCACCTGCACCTGGCGTATTCCCAACCCTAAGCCCAAGCACCACACGATCTGATGCTGTAACACCAGCAGAAGTAGTTTTCATTACTTTTGACAACAGCTCATCAAAACGACGACCAGCGGCACCACCTTCTTCCCTGTAATACAATACAGTTGCACTACCTGTTGAGCTAACTACGCCTGGGGTGTAAGTTTTTACAGCCGTATCAATAGTAGTAGTCTCCAATAGCTCCATCGATGTCTCAAGACTCCAGTCCCTAATCTTGAACACACGGTTTATATCATTGGCGCCAGTACCAAAATCCGGTGCTGTCGTATTTGTAGCGGAATCTGGGATAAGGAACAAAGCTCCTGTACGCCCTGAGTAAAATGCCATTAGCTTAAATGCAGATGTCCCTAATCTAGCGCACCCGTCACAGTAAAAATACCATTGTCAAAATTTGCAATTTCTGATAGCCCATCGCTAGTGCATGGGTAGTTGGTGGCGCGTACCGTGATCTCGCCTTCCTCATCCATTTCTACTTCCGTTACCCTGAAGACACGCCTGGTAGTGGTTTTCTGCCCCAGCACAAATAGGTAGCCGTCTAAGTCAGCTAATGCAGCAGCAGTATTAGCGCTAGTAGTAACAGTTCTTGAAATTACTGCATTGCCGCTTTGGTATAGCAAAAATTCGTAGCTGCCGTCTGCCAGTGAATTATCCAGTGGGATATTTAATGCACCGCCAGGGCCAATGATGCCTGTACGAATACCATCCCAGCTATTATGTCCAATATCAACATAAATAAATGCGCCGGGGCTGACAGGATCCATTGTAGGAAATGTCTTAAATTCAATGCCCACCTTTATATGTCGCCGTATCTGGCATAGGAATTTACCATAGATTATTGCCTGTTCTCTAGTACTAACAAACTGCGCGACATAAAAGGTTTCGC